GATAATAGCAGAATACTTATCTAGCAAGTGACCTCTAGTTAACCCCAGATGCTTAGGCTTCTCAGTTGCTGCCCTGTTCCCCTTATATGGGGCTGACTTAGCAATGTCAAAGCGAAAGTTTGTCGATCCAGTTATGTAGGTTTGGTAGTCACTCTCAGATGGGAAGGGAAAGTCAACGGTCTCACCGATAATAAAATCCATAAGCTCGTCAACTTTCGCTGTAGCATCCTTCTTAGTTAAGTCCTGAGTGGCAAAGGCTGCACGATAGGCAATGATGTCCCCGTCGATTAGCACTTTGCCCTTACTCATTTAGAACTCCCCGAAGACGATATTACCATCATCCTTCTCAAAACCTACATCAACAACGTAGCTGAAACCTGCACCCTTCATAGCATCAGTAAAGAACCGTGCCATAGTGTAAAGGTCTTCTACTCCATCACGACTTGCGCTTGAGCTACCATCATAACCATCGTCTTCTTTGTCGTACTGGAAATCAATACTTACTCGCACTAACTTATCCTACCATAAACAGTTGATCGTCTTCACTTGGGGCTGAATTATCTTCCCAAGCAACATGATCTGTTACACCAATCGCAATCAATCGGACACCAGCGCCATTAGCGTATGTCTCGAACTGAACCTTAGCCTTAGTACCATTGCCAAGTGTGCCATCATTCTCAAATGACCACCATGCCTTGTTCTCGACACCATTGGTAAGGTTAACTACCGCTGGCTTACCTCCGAAGTCAACTTCAGTCTGCTTACCGTTCTTGTCGGAGAATGTCATAACATGGTCGTGCATACGTGTCAGTTTGATGTATCGGCCAATCCCAAAGTCGTTACCTTGCTTAATGCGGTCATTACCCATTGGTTTAGGGTCTAGACCACCCTGTAGTAGTTCCTCTTCCTGAGAGGGGTCAGTGAAGTATGCGTTCACGACATATTGGCCGTTGTGCTTCATTGCCTTTTTAGCAGCATTGTTTAGGTCGCTGCCCATATCTCGGTTCTCTTCAAATACCTTAGCGTATTCCAGAACCATATCCATTGTGAATTTAGCCATTGTCGGGGTCTTCCTTTTTGTTTAAGCTGCTTTGCAGCACTGTGGTGGTATTATACTATAGGGACATAAATTCGAATCTTATGCAGGGTTCCCAAGATTTATTTTACGTTTTAGTGAATATCAGCATACGTGTTGCCGAATTGCACATCAGTCCCAAGTGGGACGTTTAGTTTAACCTTATCGTTCAGCATGATTGCAGCTTCATGCATCAGGTTCTCTACCTTACCCTCGTCTCCTTTCTTTACCAAAGCGATAATCTCATCGTGAAACTGTCCGACAGCTTTAATGCCATTCTTACGACAGATTGCTACCCACGTATCAAAGCAGAACACCCCAGTGCTTTGGTTAAGCGTACTGAAACGATCCTTGTCACTGCGTAGGCTATGCCAGAAGCCTGACACAGGGTTTAGTAGCCACATACCATCCATAACCTCTCGGACACGCACGGTGCTTGCTACCTTCTCAATGGCCCAGTTACGTGACCAGAAGGCATCCAGTAGGGTCTTAGCCTCACCCTTGCTCATACCCGTCTCACGGGCCAGCTTAGGCGCTCCTACACCATACGTGGCACTGTAGTTAACCACCTTGTAGTTCTTACGCAGAGCCTTGAGTGACCGTTCCCCAGAATTGTGCTTGTCGATGTCATCTTGATTGATAACACCAGCGTGTAGTGCCAAGTCCAAGTGCGGGTCAAAACCCTCCCTGCTCATCTCCTCCACATAGTCAGGGTCCAATGGTTTCATGTAGTGTCGTTTGGTCGTATCTTCCAAAGATGTCATGTCAGCACCAGCCAGAACGTAACCGTCAGGACAAGTAAGACACCCTCGGATCACATCACCGTATGGCTTATCTACTGATGGTAGGTTGACCAGAGGCTTGAAGTGCTTAAAGCGGAACGTGTTAGTAAGACCAGCGACACCAGCCTGTAGGTAACCATCCCTGTTACACTCTAGAAAAGACTTGAGTATTCCAGCACGATGCGTAAGTACGGTAAGGCCATCAAGCAGATCAACAGCAGCATCCACAGAAGCGAGGTCAGTAACGCTTTTGCATAGCTCACTGCCTTTTCGTACTTGTTCAATTTGTCGTTCATCACCTGTCTTTTTATCCCTTACAAACTTAAACGTCCGTGGCTTCCAACCAAGACTATACAACCAATCTTTAACCTGATCGTTAGAGTTGGGGTTGCCTCGTTCTTCCCCTGTGTTGATCTTGAAGCCAATAGATGTGACAGACTGCTTATATTGTTTACACAAGTCTACCCACTTTTCACCATGTGAGGACAACTCTCCGTCTTTCTTATGCATGACCTTTGGCTGTGTTACCATTCGTGTCAGCATACGTTTAGGCATAGCCTCTGCCAGTTGTTCTACCTTCTCCTCTTTTAGACGTGCAATTTCATCGTAGGCTTCTTGTGCCCTTGGAACGTCTAGTTTCCACTGTAGTTCCTCTTGCTCACGAGCGCAGTCTAACTTGAACGTAAGATAGTCAATCAGACGGTTCTTATCATTTTCATTATCGTATAGCTTGTTGAGCTTCATGTTCAATAACAAGTAAAGACGGTTGTTGATCTTCACGTCTTCATTGCATCGGTGGGCATACTCCTCTGGGGTTAACGTGTTCCAATCCTTAATCACAGGCTTTGGTACACCATACTCCTCTCCGTAACCCTCTAGGCCATGCTTGAGGCGATCATGGTGGATGTACCAGCTAAGTGCCAAGGTGTCGATCAGACGGGCCTCTACCTTGATCCCAAGTAGCTTTTCTACCGCTGGGATGTCGAACCTTACGATGTTGTGACCTACGAGGGTTTTACGTGTTAAGAAGAACTCCCGCATCTCGTCGTAGTCATGTGTGTGGATAACGGTCTTGTTGTCATCCGAATAAGACAAGACATGAATCTTGGTCATCTGATCTAAAAGACCGTCCGTTTCAATGTCAAAAACTGTTGTCATGTTTTACATTACCTCTCGTAGTGTGAATGTATCTGTGCTGAACCTCATCATACCAGCGGCACCTTCTTCGGAGCATGGTCGGTTCTTCTCAACACGTATATACGTTGTGTTACGTTCTTCTAAGCTATCTGCCTCTTTGTCACGGGACAGGTCGATAATGACAGACGCACGTTGTCCAATCATCTTACAATATTTAGGATCACCATTCTCGTTAGTGTGTGCGATGGTCACGATACCTACGTTAAGCTCTGCTGCTAGTTTAGATAGTCGAACGGATAGGTCAGCAAGCATAGTCTCTTTACCTTCCTCTGACGACCCAACAACGACATCTTGGATAGGTTCAAAGAACACAAACTTACATCCACATGCCACAGCAAAGTATCTAATCTGTTCGCACAATTCGTCGGCACCCTGACCGTCACCAAGGAAAAATTGATAGAACAGTTCCTTACCTGTCACAGACTTAATAGCAGCAATAACACGATCATTCGCATCTTTCTCTACGATCAAATCTCGTCGTGTCAGGTTGTCATTACACTCGTAAGATACTAACCCTAGCAAAGAACGTAGCTTGGTCTCTTCCAAGTGCCATGCAGCGATAGGAACACCCTGCTGGATCATGTTGTATTCCAAGTAACGCATCACTTCAGTCTTACCGATACCAGTCGGTGCTTTAATCACCGTGAAGTGACCCTGCATCAGCCCCAAGATTTTATCATCTAGAGCCTGAATACCAGTCTTAACATACTGATGCTCAGGTGTGTCGTTATAGAGAGACAGAAAGTCCTCGGCACTATTGAGAACATTCTCAGGTGTGTACTTACGAGCGTTCCACCATGCACTCTTAAACTCTGCTGCCTTACCGGCCTGTAGGAAGTCATTAGCGTCTTTGAATGGTCGGTGGTCAACACGGTAGACCTTGTTAGGAAACAGCTTGGATACCTTATCAGCCAGAGCATTACCTGCATCATCGTTGTCTACTGACAGGATAATCTTCTCGAAGCTATTAAGCCAGTCCGCACAGTTCTCCCAGAGCTTCTTAGAGGGCGTAGCAGAGGGCAGAGACACTACTGGGTTGGTGTAGCCGCTCTTGAGGATTTGAGCCACTGAGAGGGCGTCTAGTTCGCCTTCCGTGATCGTCACCATCTTAGAGCTGCCAGCAGTAAATAGGTTCATACCGAACAGTTCATCACCCTTGAAGTTGTTCTTGGCGTAGAAACCTTTCTCTCCTAACTTACGGACCTTAATTCCGCCGCTGGGGTATACATACTCCTGACGGTCAGGGAAGGTCAGTACACCGTAGTCCTCCATCGTCTTGCTGTTGATGCTGCGCATATTCACAAAGTTACCATCAGACTTATCTTCTGGTGTGAATGATACGACAGCCTTTGGTGTAAATGTCATATTGTCGTTACCTCCTTTCGTGGGGTATCTCTCGCTTGCCCAATCAAATGTCTTCTGTGGGCTTGGGTAGCCTCTCTCACATGCATGGCATCTCCCGTACCCGTTGCTGTTGTAGCTGAAGGCATCGGAAGAGCCACACGACACATAAGGACATTCAAGGTGTGCTGTCTCGGTCATGTAGCTCTGTCCTTATTTGTTAAACTTCATCCATCTGACGGACTGTCTCGACTAGACCTTCGGCCTGATTTGCTAAGCGGTTCCGTAGGTCCGCAGCATGGGCAGGGTCAACTTGCTTTAGTACACCAAATGGAAGCAGAACCTTAACGACCTTATTGAACTCGTCTCGGATCACTTCACCTTTCGTATTTTTCATAGGGTAAAGGTATTCAATGTGACGGATGTGAACGCCAGCTTTCTTTTGGAGTGAGCGGCGGGTGCTAATGGAGCTGTCTTTCAGAATATTAACGCCACGGTCAATCACACGAATTGTATTGTGAACGATACCTTTAAGACCGAGGTCTATGCCGTAAGGCTTTACACTTTCTTGAGCAAGGTCCAGCTTCATCTGTGCGTACTTTTGAGTTTGGTTAGCCATAGTTCAGTTTCCTTATCAGTTTACAATTTTAAGAGTTGGTTGGGAATCAACCATCCCAGTGATTTCTTTGTAGTTGTTATTTATAACATTAGCAAGATTTAATAGAGCGGCTGCTTCATATTTCTGCATACGAGGACTTTTTCGTAACTCTTGCATGATACACTTTTCAATAGCATCGTAACCTCCACTTATGTCAATTCTGCTAATTGAGATTAGAACAGAATTAGCTGCGTTATTAGGATTGAAGTCATCTTCGAGGGTCTCGTCTAATTGTCTTTGTTGTGCGGCGTCTAAACTCTTTACCCCACCTAGACGAGCAATCTTTTCTTCTTCAGTTAACTCGTTAAACTCTTTCTGCAACTTCTTCGCACGGCTTAAAGCTTCGTTAGCCGCTGCTGTTGGTTTCATCAAACCACCTGAGACAGCTTCAAGTAGGTCGGCATTATCCTTGTCTTCTTTGACCTTCTTGTAACCTGCCTTAGCTTTCTTTACAGACTTTACAGTGACAGGTTCTCCAGAGGATACGATATCATCCCGTAATTCCTC